TCCCCTCTTACTTTGCCTCCAGTTCCAGTTCGATCACCGCACAGCAGAACATCCGCTCAGGCACCGTCATCTCCGCCCATTCCTTTGGACGGATCCCGTATTTACGGAGGGCATAGCAGGCATAATCCGCCTCATCCACACCCTCCTCGATCAGTTTTTTGCCTGTTCTTTCCAGTTCCTTCTCCTCTGCTGAAAACCGTTGATATCCTTTACCGCCTCCAGCAGTTTCACATATTCCCCGGGATACAGCATCTCCTTCAGCACCTGTTCGCCGCTTTCCACACCATAGCTTTCCCAAAGACCTTTGTCATGCAGATCCGGCTCCACCACAGACAGCAGACATAAAACCGCCCATCTGTCCTTCTTTCCTTCTGCCGCCCTGCGATATTCCTCCTCGCTGACCGCACGAATTTCCCACAGCACTTCCTGCCCTTCTTCCATAAAGCAGGGCGAAACCTGTATCCTTCTGTTTTCAGGAAATCCATTGTTCTCCTTCAAAAAATGTTTCAGATCCATCCTTATTCCTCCTCAATGCGGATCTCCAACCGCATCCGATGTTCGCCGTCCTCAAAAACATGGGTACATCCTTCGATCAGAGCCATCCCTGTCAGGCTGATCTCCGCCAGATCCGGGATCTCCAGCCAGATGCTGTTCCCTGCTGTAAGCAGCATTTCCCCGTTGATGTTTTCCACCACCAGTTTTTTCACTACTCTGCTTTTTTCCTGCAGGATATTCTCCGCCAGTTCTCTCAGCTGCGCCTCATTCAATGTATATGCCACCCGTTTGTAATACTGCAGCCGCCCCCATTCCTTTACCTTGTCTGCCTTTTCCGCCAGATACGCCTTCCGTTCCGTTTCCTTTCTGCCTGCATGGTAAAGCTGCACCGCATTGTATGTATCTCTGCTGATGTCCGTTCTGTATGTGTAATCGCTGATGCCGCCGTCGCACCGAAGCACCGCATCCGTCACCAGTTCTCCTCTCTCCTTTACCACCAGAGCCCCTGCCTGATCATACAGGAAATATTCTTTCCCCGTTGCCTGTCCGCAGATCTCCAGTGCCGAAAGAATGATATCCACCAGTGTTTCCCCTTCTTCGATCCTCTGGGGCATCTTCCATCCGCTGTCACTGATCTGTCCAACCGTCAGGCCATAGTCCGCTCCGATGGTCTGTATCACTTCCTTCGCACTTTTGTTCACAAAAACATAAGTGGCCTTGTTTCTCGTCAGATAAAACATCTGATCATAAGCCGTCACAGAAATGATCTGTTCGCCGGTTCTTTCCTTTGTCATCACAAATCCGCTGAATCGGCTCATCCCGTTCACATACAGAGTCACTTTGTCCCCTTCCACAAAATTCACAATGCCGTCCCTGACCACCTTGAATTTCAGTCTGCCTGCCTTTCCTTTAATGCTGGCATACCATTCCACGCCGCCCTCCAGTATGGGCGTTGCATCATATACCTGACTGCCGTGCTGCAGCAATAACTTGATCTCCATCCCCTTCTCCCCTTTCATTTTTTACAGTTTCAGCACCTGCCCCACATAAATTCTGTTCGGGTCACTGATACCATTCTTCTTTGCTATTTCCTTATATCTCGTGCCGTCGCCCAGTTCTCTCTTTGCAATATTCCACAGACAGTCTCCCTGTTTTACCGTATATGTCGACGCAGGTGTTTTTGCCTGCCGTTCCTGTCCCTGCTCCACCAGCACATTGCCGCTGTCCTGCTTTTTGATATTGTAACGGATGCTTTTCGCAGCCTTCCACTCCTTCCAGTGCATCTCCACCCAGAAGTCCCCCTGCTCGCCGCCTTTTTCCGTTACCGTATAATCCTCCAGCAAAACCTCCATGTTTCCGCTGAAGATCTGTTTCCCGTCCGCCATCCTTCTGAACAGGATCAGCTGCACAGGCTTTGCCGCCGTCTTGCATTCTCTGAAAAAATTCAGGTAATATTCAGGCTCATGGAACCCTCCTTCCGTCTGCACAAAGGGATATCTTTTTCCCGGCAAAAGCAGTGTAAATCGAATTTCCTGCAGTCCCGTTTTCTTCGCCAGATTCATCTCCCCGAAATTCAGGATATAAACCACCTTGTTTCTGTTCCCTGTTTTCATCTCTATTTCCGCAGGAGTCACAGGCAGAAGCACCTGCTTCCCATCCTGCTTCAAATATAGTCGATACATCCGCCTTCACCTCCGTTGATCTCCTCCACAGCCCTTCTCAGCCGGTCATATTCTCCTGCCAGAAGCAGTTTCCCCAGAAGCCGTTCTGCCCCTGCCACACCATAACTGTCCTGCAGTGCGGCATCTCTCAAATCAGGAAAAACCACACTTTCCGCCAGCACCATGCTTTCATACCGTCTTTCATCCTCGCCGCTTCTCTTCCAGATCTCCTCATTTTCTCTCTGACTCATGGGGCGGATGCGAAACAGCATCTGTCCCCCATCCGCCGTCAGCCTTTCCGTCAGAAGGACTTCTCTTTCGCCCCTGTCCTTCCTGTTTTCCCTGTAAAAACATTCCTGTCCCATAAAACCCTCCCTGCAATTCAAAATTTAGACTTCATTAAACTGATCCAGCAGTTCCACACCGCCAAAAGTGAACTTCATTTCCTCATCCATCGCTGCTTCGTCCACATCCAGTTTCCCGATCAGCATTTCTTCAATGTTCACATCTTTCAGAAGCACCGTCTGTCTGCCGCTATCCCCCGTAGGGTCTTCGTTTGTCAGCATCAGCTCAAAGTAAGTGTCCACACCGTTTTTCATGTAGTCCACCATCACTTTTCTAAACAGACTGCTCACATAATACACCGTCATAGTCCCTGTACCTTCCCAGCCGCCGCTTTTCTGCTGCTTTGCCGTCAGCCCCAGGATAGGGATGGCCGTTCTTACCTTTTTTACTTTTGCCTGTACATTTTTTACCTGCATCAGTTCATATCTTTTTCCGTCAATGATGGCAAAGCAGGTGCCCAGCGCACCATTCACGGTGTCCTTCGCTCTCAGATAACCCATGTCGCACCTCCTTACACAACTTCCACTTTCATATACAGTTTTTCCATGGCATCCACAGGCTGTACGCTTTCATAAACCACCACATCCTGTTTTTCTTTGCCTTTTTCCACTGTAATATCATCCGCTGTCATGGTTTCAATAGCCTCAATTTTCATCAGCTCTTCATGGTATGCCAGGATCTCTGCCTTCAGCAGGTTTCTACCATTGGCATTGTTGCTCTGTTTCCCCAGATAGAACTTACTGAAGATATTTGCCACATCATTGGCAATGCTGTCCAGCACACGAACCACTCTGTTGCTGGAAAAATCACTGTTTTTCGCCGCTGTAAAGGAAACAAAACTGTTGATATCCCGCAGCACCCGAACTTCGCCGCCTTCTTCGTAAAACAGGAACTGCCCGTTTTCAATGCCTTTGATATACTCGCTTTTCTTCATCTTTGCATCCACGGCATATTCCCCGTCATAGACCACATTGGTCAGGCTTTCATTCACTTCGGCCCCTGCCGTTGCCCCTGCTGTCCAGTAAACCATCTCCTTCGCAGTCCCTACAGAGATCACGCCTTCGTGGTCTGCCGCCCCATGGTCATACAGCACTGTCACAAACTTCACGCCTTCTTCTTCCCGCATCCGCTTTGTAAAGTTCACAAACAGTTTTTTCGTTGTTTCGTCTTCGCCATTATAAGCCAGAACATTAAAATCTTCTTTTTCCGCCGCCTCCAGAAACTCTGTATAGCCGCTGCCTGTTGCCTCTGCCGTTGCGCCCCCCGTCAGGTAAACGCCTGCCGCCTCTGTCAGTTTTCCTTCGCCGCTGAAGGTCACATAGTCATTGTCCGCCAGTTCTTCTGCATTTGCCGCCGTCTGGCTGTCCACCAGTTCTGTGTCCAGGTAGGTTTCCACATCAAAATAACCTTCCTCATCCACATTTTCCACCACAGCAATACAGATATCGTTCCCTCTTTCGCCGGCATATTTCGCTGTTACCGTCATGCTGCCCACAGATGCCGCCGCTTTTTCGCCGCCGTTCAGTCTGTAAACCAGCACCTTCTTCCCATGCAGGAACACTTCTCTCATGTCCTTCATTTTCTCATGCAGATAGTCATACCCAAACAGTTTTCTGCTGTCTGTTCTAAAATCTGCTGCTTCCACCGTCATCATGCCTTCTCTGCCCCAGTCCAGTTCCATCCCGACGCAAACCACGCCTCTTTCGCCCAGACTGCCCATGGCTCTTGGTCTGGAAACAAAGTTGATATATGCTCCGGGCAACACCTTGTTCTGCACCAGATATGTACCGCCACCTAATGCCATCTCAATTCCCCCTTCTTTCTTTCAGATATGCCTGAATCTCTTTTTCCGCCTCTTCCTTCGTATATTCCCTGTTCTCCAGCACCGCCTTTACAAGATCACGGGAATATCCAAAAGTCTTGCTTTTACTCAGCTGTTCCCTGCTGAATCTCTTCATAGCCGACCGCTTCCTTTCCGTTATATTCCAGCCGTCCCATCGGTTCCGCCTCATCTTCCGTGAAAATGATTTGATATTCATATTCCACCGTGAACTTCACGCCATCCGCTGTCTTTTCATGCTTCATGCCGCTGGCGGCAAATTTCTCATCTTCCCCGATGATCAGCAGTGCCTCATACAGTTCATCCGCTGCCGCAGCACTTTCTGCCGCCATCATTTTTTCCTCGCCACAGAAATACCGCACCTCGAAAGTTGCCTTTCGTAACGCCCGCATACCCAGCAGCCGCTTCTGTTCTACGCCTGTCATCTCCACCGTAAAACAGGGGATCTTCGCACCCTGCGGCACCATCTGCCCATATACAGGCAGCCCTGTTTTTTCCGAAACCGCCCGAATGACCGCCTTTCTGATCTCCTCTGTCATGCCGCATCTCTCCTTCTCAGCCCTACCGCTTTATGGGTCA